GGCCACCTAGACCTAAAGGACCGCCAGGAGTTCCTGTTGGTGGCGTAGTTGGAGTTGGTGTTGGACTTCCTGTATTTGGAGCAGGAGAATTAGTTGGAGGACTATTCGGATTAGTATTTCCAGTAGGCGGAGAAGCTGGAGGAGAAGTTGGAAGAGAGGGAGGCGGTGGTCCAGGCGGACTAGAAGGAGGGGCCGAACTACAAAGTCTATCTATACCAGTCTCTCTTCTAACATCGCTAATATCGCCAACTATAAGTCCTCCGCCTAAAACTTTACCTCTAACACAATCTTTTTCTGAAATAGGTTCTGTTGGATTACCATAAAATATATCTATGCATTTCTCAGTATTTCTAATAATAATTGGTGGATTGCCAGCTATTCCAGAAGCTATTTCATCATATACAGTCCTTGTATTTATACTATATCCAATTAAACCCCAAGGACAAACAAATGGTTGAGATGGATCACCAAGACCTCCTGGTCCACCAGGGCCACTTGGGCCACCAGGTCCACCAGGACCGCCTGGTCCGCCAGGACCATTTGGACCTCCAGGTCCTCCTGGCCATCCTACTGGTGGCAACGGAGGTAATGGTGTTCCCAAAGGAGGACCACCTAGGCCACCTGGACCACCAGGACCAAAAGGGCCTCCTGGTCCGTATGGATTATTTGGAGGTGGAAATAATACAAGTGGAGGACTACCAGCTGGAGGACCACCAGGACCACCAGGACCACCTGGACCGCCAGGACCGCCAGGACCTCCTGGGCCTAAAGGACCGCCTGGACCACCGTTGGTTCCTGGCGGAGGCAATGGTGGTAATGGGGTTCCGGTTGGAGGACCACCTGGTCCACCAGGACCACCTGGACCACTTGGGCCACCAGGACCATTAGGACTTCCTGGAGGTGGTAATGTAGGTAATGGAGTTCCGGCTGGAGGGCCACCTGGACCACCAGGACCGCCAGGGCCACCAGCACCACCGGCACCTCCTGGAGTACCAGGTGGAGGCAAAGGAGTTGGAGATGGAGAACTTGTTGGATTTGATAAAGAATTACGACACGAAATATTATTATCAAATGTATTATAATCTTTTATTAATTGAGTATTGTTAGAATAATTAAAATGAATATTTTGGTTAAATGTTTTAGCAAAAGTAGATGGTAGTTCTATATGTGGATATAAAGCGGACATTGACACATTATCAAAAATATAATCAACTGGTTTTTGAGAAGAAGAATCTGAGAAAAATATTAAATTATCTGGAGAGTTTTTTAATTCTCTATATGTTAAATAATAATTAGTTCCCAGTAAAGTAAGTTTATTATCTATGTATTTATATGGTTGATATTTTAGATTTGTCGCATAAAAAGAATTGTCATTAAGCCAAGTTAATTTTTGAAAATTAAAACCAGAAACTCCAATAAAATTAAACCAATCTTCTTTATAAAGTTCTTCTCCAGTAATTGGCATTCCAACTTCATCAATTTCAAAAGTTCCACTATTATCAATCAGTTCTCTGTTAGAATCTAAGATATCATAAAAAGAACTTTTTCTAAAAAAATGGAATGTAAAAACTTGAGATGATTTATAAAATTTAGCAGGATTTATATCAGTATCTATTTTTAAAACTAAACCTTTTATACTATCTTGTTTAAGTTCAACTACTTTGGCAAATCGTGCTTCATCGTCTAATGGTTCATATTTTGGTAATGATTCATGCGGAGGATATGCGCTAGTTCCATTGCCTAGGTTACCATCTATATCACATCCTTTATAATTCATCAATATAGCATCTGAGCATATGTAATCATCAAACAAAACATTCGCTAAAAAGAATCCAGATAAATATGAAGGTTCGTCAATACTACCTATGGACTGAAGATTTATTTTTGATCCATTTATAGATAAATTTAAAATATTTGAAATATATATTTCTTTATTTTCTCTATCAAAATCCCTAATTTCTAAATCAAATGTAACAGGAAATGAAAACCTAGATAAGTAAAATAAATCATAACCATTGTTTACATTGCCCGAAGCAAGTTTAAAAAGTGAATTAATATTCAAATAAGCAGATGATGATAAATAACTTGGTAAATCTTGATCATTATATTTTACATTAAATTTTCTTTTTGGAAAATTGCACCAGCCCCCACCAAGATTTGGGTATGAAATAGCAAGAGTTGGCGCATTTAGCACTTCTTTATTTAAAAAATCATTGGAGGAAAATCCATAACATGGTTGTTCTGCCGGATTTAAAGAAGAACCAATATATTTCATTTCAATTACTAATTCATGATTTCCTTCTGGCAAAGTAATAGTAAAAGGAGATATTGGATCTCTAGTCGGAGGAGCAGTAACTAAAGATGATGGAAATAGTCCTGTGGAATCGCTAACTATTTGGCTAAAAATATTTAATGGATCATTTTCAATATAATTAAATGTTACTGTAGGAGTTCCAGTATATTCATAAATATGGCCTTTCCAATTTCCTCCAGCACCATAACTAGATGACAAATAAGATTGTAATGGATAATTTGCTGGAAAATTTGGAGTTGATTTATAAGTAATTTTAAAGGTGGATTTATCTCCAGTACCAGTACCAGTATTTACATTAAGAAGATTTAGAGAGAAACTGCTCATGGAAAAATACTCTCTTTAAGATTAAATGTTGATGAATATTTGTCACTCAATGCGTAAATGCCATATTGATTATCTATAGTGATTACACTACTGATATTATCTTTTGGCATATAAAAAGATCCATTCTTAATACTTATTAAAAAGTTATTAGTACCATTGAAAACATTTAAATCACCTTCTATTTTATTAACTATTCCTAGCGTACTATTATCAACAGATACTAAGTATAAAGTTTTTCCATTAACTGATTCCTTGGTTATAGAAAATTCAGATATTGAAAGGGTAGAATTATTTGAAGAATTTGTAAAAATTATATACGGTTTGTATTTTTCATCATTAGATGATAAATAATGACTTTGTGATTGATATAACATTTCAAAAATAGCAGATGAATTTTTAGAAGTTGCTATTGATTCTCTAAATTTAAAAATGCTTGTTCCTTGATTATCTAATGAAACAACATTAAATGTTGATGTTGTTGGTAAATTAACATCGGATGTCTTTACATAATTAAAGCTATTTCCATATACATTATTAATTGAATATGCTGTATTTTTAAGCGCTGGCAAGATAGTTATTTTTGCATCCGTTATGGTTTTTTGTTTTGTGTAAAACATTAATGGGCTAATTGATATTATAGCCTTACCATCCTTTACTTCAAATAATGATGTATCTGGAGTATAGATAGAATCTTTAATATTAAAAGAAAAAGAGTCATTTTCAACAGGTGATATTAATAAATTAAAAAAGCCATTTAAAGGAACGGTTTGACTAGTTTTTTGATCTATTAATTCTAAATTAATTATTAAATTTGAACCGCCAAATTCTATAGGTATAGATTGTTCAGAACTATCAACTGTTATTTCAAATTTCCAATTAGAACCATCTATTATTGGAAGTGGATCATTACCTAATATTGGGGGAGAAATAGCAACTGTTGGATTACTTGTGTATCCAGTTCCTGGATTAGTAATTGTAATTCCAGTAACAATGCCATTAGAGACTGTAGCTACTGCGGTAGCCCCTGTTCCATCACCAGAAATAGTTACTGTTGGATTACTTGTATAATTAGAACCGGAATTACCAATACTAATAGATGTTATCTGGCCCAAACTATTAATAGTTGTAGCGCTAACAGTCGCTGTTCCAGAATTTCCCGAAGACGATAATGTTACAGTAGGATTAGATGTATAACCAGAGCCTCCGTTATTAATCGAAACACCAGTTATTATTCCGTTTGAAACTATTGGAGTTGCTGTAGCTCCAGAACCATTTCCTCCAGAAATAGTAATTGCTGGCGGTGTTGTATAACCAAGACCCCCATATATAACAGGTATTCCTACAACTTGCCCCTGACTATTAATAATTGCAGTACCAAAAACTGCTGTTGTGCCACTATATTTAATAGATGTTACATGCAAATCACAATTACATGCTCTTGGATATGAATCAAATATCTTGATAGAATTACCATATTGCGCTTTTTGCAAAAGAGAAACTTTATCTAGTCTTCCTAGATTAATAGGATCTGTAATTGATGGAGATTCTGGGCCTTTTACAAATTTACCCCAAGGATATTTTGATGAATAAGAAATATAATCGGAAGGAACAACATCTCTATTTATTGAAGATATAGTTTTCTTAGTTATTTGAGAACTAATATTAACTAATGAAAAACTAGCACTTTCTAATTCAACTTCAATATCATACCATCTAAGTGGATCTTCTTCTTTAACTGACATTTTTTCAAATGTTCCGCTATTTGCAGCAAAAAACTTATCTAATGGTAGTTGCAATATAGAAACACAATTTACTGGAGCCATATCTCCATTTAATTGTTTTGATTGATAGTCAAATGAATTTTGTGTTCCGTCTGCTTTTAATGGGGCCGGTTCTAGAAATTCATGACAATTTTTCTTAAATACCATAAACATATTTGCGCTATCATAATCACTAGTTATATAAGTGTCTGGGCATGAATGCTGTTCAACTAGTGTATTTTCCCAAGCAGAAGCTTTTCCTGTAGAACTTATTTTAAATTTAGATACATTAAAACTTGAATTTGATCCTTGATGATAAAAACCATAAACAGAATCTTTAGTAAATACTATATAGTCGGCATAGCCAGATCTATCTTTTGAAAATATAGCTATTGATTTACTTAAACTATAATAAACATTGCCAACCTTAACAAATCTATCAGTTATAAAACCTAAACCATTTTCTGTGATGGTTGGGCATTTAGTGTCAACTTCTAAAAATGGAATAGCTGTATCAAAATATTCAAATGAGCAATCGCTTACAGTTTCTAAATTTTCTGGATTGTTATAAACAGGTAAATTTAAATAACCCTTTAATAACTTTCTTGAAGTAATATCAAAATAAGTTCCTGGTATTTTTCCAAATTTTTGTTCGTGAGCAAATGTTCCAGACCATAAATCAACCGATTGATTAGCGAAGAAGTTTTCAACAAAATGATTTGATGTTATTTTTTTAACTAAATTTTCATTTGCTGTATTTTGAAAAAATGTGCCATGTTCATTTATTGTTATAAAAAATCTTCCATTAGAATTTTTTAAATATGCTGGATCATATTTATTATCTAAGTCAAAAGAGTTGCACAAAAGTTTATAAGAATCAAATGTATTTGGTTCTGCTGAACTCGTATAGTAATTACCTAAAAATGGTTTTTTCAATAAATAACTACCATTAAGTTTAGGTGTATAAATATCATTTTTATCGTAAGTTACAACTAAAACATAAGGTCTAGATAAAATATTTTTAAAAGAAAAGTCTTGGATAATAAGGGCTAAACCATTACCAGATTTAGCAGAAGAAATCTTAATAGAATAGTTAATTATTTTTTTATCTTGGGTAAAATTAGGCAAGTAGTAATTAGAAACTGCGTACTTGGATGTTAATCCAGAAGAAGAATCTTTATTTAAATTTATTCTAAGATCTGCGTATGGACTTAAACCACCCTGATGATCAGATCCGAGAATTACTAAAAATTCACTCGTTGGTTGAACCGGAGGAATTGGTTCTGTAGAGCCAGTACCACAATTAGTTTGGCCCAAAGCTTTTAAAGAAGCTAAACATTCATTATAACTAAAATAAGTTCCCGTACTATCACATGTACATGTATAGCAATTATTTGGAGCATCATATATAGGTTTATATTTTGGGCAAGGAGTAGTCGTAGTTGTAGTGGTAGTAGTGGTAGTGGTAGTTGTCGTAGTGGTAGTTACTACATCTTGAACTGTTACTGGTATTTTAAAAGTATTAAAGCCTAGATATTCAATCTGTTGACAATTTGACGATCCACCATAACCACAAGACATATCATAACCAACAAAAACATCAATTCTTTTTGCTATATCTGCTGGTATATCTTTTTTATTAATGCCTTCTTTTATTTTTATAGTTAATGGAGGTATTGTTACTTTACCATCTACTATTTCATATGAAATAGAAGACATCCAACTAGCGCCCTTCCAATTTGGAGTAGCGCCTTCTACTTCCAAATAATTACCTGTAGTAAATACTAAAGTGAAACCGGCTGGTTGTGGCCATAAATTTGAATTTAAAGGAATTTGATAATTGTTGGAAACAATACCCTTTCCATCTACTGTGACAACAAACATTTCTTCTGTTTGAACAGATGTTTCATTTGGTAATATAGTTAAATCTGGATAGTCAGATTGATCAAATACTGTAAGATTGTTTTGAAATGTTACAGGTTCAGTTAAACCAGTTATGAATTGATGAGCTACTGTATAATCTCTTTTTACAGTCAATATTCCAGATGCCGTAAGTGTTGCACCGCCATCAAGTTCTAATTCAAAGTTAATAGTTAAATCATGAGTGGCATTATTTTCAAAAATAGATGGATCTACGCCATTCCAAACTAAATAATATCTAGAATTAAAATCTTTAAAAGATAAATAATTTCCTCTAACAATTCTAACATTATCAAAAGAAAAATTATATTCATTAACTATTGTAAAATTAGGATCATCTGTAGTTACGGTTAAATAACCATTTGTTTGAATATTTGCGGTATTTCCATTGTAAGTAAACCTTAAAGCAATATTTTCTAAAAGCACTTGTGCATTTTTATCTAATTTTGCTAAAAAAGGAAGGCCATAATAAACTTCCATTAAGTTAGGGGCATTATAAGAAGGTTGTGATGGCGGAAATGGAGGAGATGGATTTACATATGGAGGAGGACTATACGAAAGAGAATATGATAAAGAATTAGTTGTTCCTACAAAAGTTCCTATATAATCTATAGCTCCTAATGCTGGATCAAAATTCTTACCGTAATATCTTGAAACAACAATTGTACCATCAATCATTCCGCCAGACGGAACTTTTGTTTCTAAATAATATTCACCAGTAACACTATCATATTTAATAGCATCAATTCCAGATCCTTGTCCACCAGAATAACTAACTTGATCACCTATATTAAATCCGCAAGGACTATTAATGTAAATCTTAAGCGTTGTACTATATTTAAGTTCTGATGGTTCTATTCTAGTTATTTCTGCTATACATGTTCCAGAAGTAATTTCTACATTTACTGTACAATAAATATAAGTGTTATTACCTTGCGGGAATTTAACAATTACAGGATTTATTCCTGTATTTGCGTAAAAAGGAACTTCAGTAATTACAATCCCATCATCAACATATTTTACTTTGCTGGCAGGACTCTGATTTGTATTCCCTGCTGCATAATATGAAGCTGGTGGATTTGGATCTAAAATCCATTCAAATAAATATGATCCAATTGGAAGTTGTGATTTTGTAAAATTACCTCTAAAAGCAACATTAAATGTAGGTTCTATAGGACTGGAATAAGTTATAGAGTTACAAATAGTTGGAGTAGGCGTAGGCGTAGGCGTAGGCGTAGGAGTTGGAGTAACTGGTTGGGCAGAGCAAGTGCCTAAAAATAAATAAGTTCCATCAGAATCGCAAGATGTTAAAGCTACTACTCCACTAACTCTGTCAAACGAACCAGAAATTATATTTACAATCTTTCCATTTTGTAATGGAAGATCTATAATATCCCAATTTTTTAAATCTTTTGATAATGCTATTTTTCCATAACCATATATTAAATAAGAATCATTTAATACTAATAAACCTGTCCAATAATTAGTAACTTGTGGTAATTGAAATCGTGTCCAATTAGTAAAATCTGTACTTACTTTTACTTCTATTCCATTGAAAATAATTAATTCATTATTTGGATTAATCGCATTATTATAATTAAAATTAATTCCTGGAAATAAATTAGTTCCTCCAATATTACGATCTGATTTTATTAAAATTAATTTATTTGAATATATATCTTTTTCAAATAAATAAAAACCATCATTAGCTAAAGCTGCATGACTAACTCTTCCTTGATAAACTACGCTTAATAATTTTACATCTTGTTGTACTATATTATAAAAATCTAAGGATGATTGATCTATTGGAATTTGTTCAAAAACTGGCGGATTACTAAATGGGCTATAAATAGATGGAAATGGAGAAGTTCCTAATGTTATATAATCATCTGCTATATGATTCTTTACTATAAAAGGTAGTCCGTCTAAATCTAATGCAGCAGTACCATCTTCATATAAGGCAGGACAATTTAATATAACCGATGGTTTATCAGATGAGTCAGAAAGTAAATTTTTTGTATGCGATATTTTTACTCTTGATACTGAATAAAAACTTGAAAAGTTGAAAGTTTGCCAATTACTACCAACTTGATCAATGTTTTTTTGTTTTTCTATTAAATTATTATCAATATCATATCCGTAAATTCTTACTAAACCACTATGAATAAAAACTTCTTTTATTTTAAAATCAGGACTTGGATCAAAATCTTCGTCATTAACTAAATCAAATATTCCTATATTAGCAGATATGTCAGCAGTTTTTTCAAAAGTAAAATTACAAACAGAAGGTGGCGCTGTGGTTCCTATTGAGGTTGTAATTGGTTTTACTGGCAACCAATCATTAACTGTTATATCCCAAAAATATGTACTGTTATTATCAGTATTGTACCAAAAAGCCGGTCTACTTCTTTCTAGTACATCCGGCCTTTCTGCTTGAATAAAAGTTAATATATCTTTTGAAGCATTAGAAATTCCAGACAAATTATTTGGGTTAGGCATATGCGTTTCCTGAGAAAGATACCCAATTAGAGCCGTTACTATCAGTTACCCAAAAATACAAAATCGCATTTTCAGTATCATACCAAACAGCGAAAGAATTTGCAGCAGGATTAATTGCTGGTCTTGTCGATTGTTGATAAAAATTAACTGTGGTAGATCCAGAAGCTCCTTGAAATCCTTGGTATCCCTGTGGTCCAGAAGATCCGGTTGGTCCAGTTGGGCCACTAGAGCCTGGTAATCCAGTAGGACCAGTAGGGCCAGTTGCTCCGTCAGATCCTGGTGCGCCATCAGATCCTGCGACACCATCAGAGCCATAAATATCTCTAACAGAAAATGTTCTACTTTTAGAAGATTGAGTAGATTCAAGTATTAATGTTGATGAAGATTCATTGTAAGCTATATCCCAAGTTACTAAGTTTTTAGTTCCAGTAAGAGCATTATTATTTGTCGTATTAGGAACCGCTGTATTATCACCAGAACTTAAACGAATAGCCAAAGTTTCTGGAGATGATCTAAAATCAAAGTAGTATCTTTGACCTCTAATTAGAGTAATCGCAGAATTATTAGCAACGCCATTAATTTCTATTGCAGAAGAATTGCTAGTTACTGTGTATAAAGTTCCGCCACGCTCCCCGATATCACCTTGAAAACCCTGTCTTCCTTGAAAACCTTGAGAACCAGTAACACCTTGTCTGCCCTGAGATCCTTGTGGTCCTAAAAGACCTGTCAAACCCTGTCTTCCTTGATAACCTTGAGGCCCATTAGATCCACCAGTAGCGCCAGCCTGAGCCATTGTGGCCCAATATAAAGGATTTGTATCTGGCTGTTTAGGACTAGAACTTGTACTTCCTAATATTGCTATATAACTAGTGCCACCATAATAAACTGAATCGTTTACAGAATAGTTAGCAGATATTGACCAATCGCCTCTCCATGTTATTCCTATAGATCCTTGAGATCCTTGACTTCCTTGAGAACCATTTGTTCCTGCTGATCCCTGCGAGCCTTGTGTGCCTTGAGATCCTTGGCTACCTTGATGACCTTGAGATCCGGTACTACCAATAAAACCTTGATTGCCTTGCGATCCTTGAGATCCTTGTAATCCCTGATTTCCTTGGCTACCTTGACTACCTTGATTACCTTGACTACCTTGAACACCTTGGCTACCTTGATTACCCTGATAACCTTGATTTCCTTGTGCGCCATTAGATCCACTAGTTCCATTTGTTCCTTGCAAACCTTGCAAACCTTGATAACCCTGCCTACCTTGAGCGCCTTGATCTCCTTGATCACCCTTTTCACCTATATAATCAACTGCGTTGATAGCTCTTGTAATAGTTCCATTTGTAATTGATTGAATAATTATTCCTGTAGATGGAGCATCTAAAGGAACATCATATGTAATGATTGATCCAACAGTACCGCTTGTTTCATTGTTATTAGCACTTGTTCCAGTAACATCGGTTGTTAAACCAGAACCATTTCTAATAGCTACATAATGAGTAACTGCGCTAAAATCAAAAATAAATCTTTGACCACGAACAACTTCAATAGGATCTGAGTTACTTGTTATGCCAGATACAACAAATTGAGTGCTTGGTAGAGTTACAGTAAAAGTGGTTCCACCTTTAGACCCTTGTGAACCTTGAAAACCTTGATATCCTTGAGATCCAGAAGATCCAGTAGAACCTTGGAAACCTTGCGATCCCTGAGAACCTTGAGAACCCTGAGAACCTTGTAAACCTTGGTTTCCAGTAGACCCTTGAGATCCAATAACACCTTGAGACCCCTGAGAACCCTGCGTACCTTGAGAACCTTGAGAACCTTGAGATCCTCTTTCTCCTTGTGAACCTTGGTTACCCTGTGAACCTTGTCTGCCCTGAGAACCTTGAGAACCTTGGGAACCCTGAGAACCTTGTAAGCCTTGATTGCCTTGAGAACCTTGACTTCCTTGAGAACCATTTGTTCCAGTAGTTCCTTGAGAACCTTGAGAACCTTGCGATCCCTGCGAACCTATTGAGCCATCACCAAAAGCTGCCCAATAAGTAGTGGCAGTCGAAGGATTTTCATTAGTAGAACCAAGAATAGCTATATATGTTTTTGAACTATAAGTAACTATATCATTAACTGCATATACGCCTTCGGAAGACCAAGTACCTTTATAAAGTGTTCCTATACTTGTTCCACCGGTATTAATTAATGGCATATCTTAACCCTCTTTTGCTATGAAAGATTTTCCTGAAGATGCACACCTAACATTAACTTGACCACTAGGTATAAAACCATCTTCAAAGCTTAACTGGCCCTGCGGATAAACAGGATAAGAATTAGTAGTAGAAGCAACAGCGTCTATATTTACATACATTAAAGTGTCAGAGTTGTTAATAAAGAGTAAATAATTTCTCTGTGGTTTAGCATCAAAAATTTTCTGTGAAGTATTTGCGGAAACTATGGTTCCAGAACCATCTGTTAATGGACCAAAAGAAGATGCATCAACATAGTTAATGCCAAAAGTTTCTTCTATAGCTGGTTGTGGCAAAGAAGAATATGATTTTGATCTGCTTGTTAATGTTCCGCTTGCAATATCTGTAATTCCTGGAGGCATTTGAGTAAACGCAGATCCATAAACATAATCGCCAGAAGCTATTGCATTGATATCAGCCATTTATCACCTCATCTAAATAAATTTTGACCACCTTGATTATTTGGGTAATAAGCATGATCGCTATACCCAGCAAATATTCTAAATGGAGCTATAATAGCTGCGCCAGCAGCAACTCCAGTTCTTCCAACTTGATAATCTAGTTTAGCCTCATCATAAACCGCACACCAGCCTTTTTCTATTAACTTTAGTCTTCCGTCCATAGATCCACGCAAGTCTATAGATGAGCTTCCATCTCTAATAGCTATACCCTGTCTTACGCTTGTCCTTGCCTCAGATCTTTCAATAATACAAGCTGCTTTAAAACAAACTAAATTTACAAAATCCTCATCTCTAGAAACATTTCTAACTGTAGGATCTGGAGTAATAGTTAGAGCTTGTATATCAACAGCGTAATTAGTTTTAAAATTTATATCTGTAACCACTATTTGTGCAGCAACAGCTAGTGTTTGTACTAAACGACCATCTGTATAATTTGGGTTTGCAGAAAGATCATCTATTAGAACTCGCAGCAAAGTTGTCATTTCTGACTGCCACAACATAGATAACCTCAAGCAAAAGGAGTTATTTTAATAGTTCCTGTATACAGCGTAGAAATATGATTATTTGGAAAAATGGCTCTTATTTCAAAAAACCATCTTCCATAACCTATTTCTAGCAAGTTATTTGCACTCAAAGTTAATGAAAGTTCCGCTGGAGAAACTATCGTTAAACCATAAGACAAATCTCTTACTATAAATACTACACCAGCATTAGTTAGATATGTACCTTCATTTAATGTAAAAAAATCTGTAATTGGATTATAATTAGAATCCAACACTTTTTGCAAAAATGCCTGTTTTATTGTTGTTTTATTTAATTGATTTGCCATTTTAGTCGCCAAAAGGTGGAACAATAATCATATTAGCCACCAATAGCGTTAAAACATGTCCATTATATAATGTAGCTTTTACTTCATAAGACCATCTACCAGCACCAATGATTGCTAATTCGGCAGACGAGAGTTCCAATCTAAGTACATCATCTATAATAGTAAAATTTTTGGTAAAAGTTTCTTTTCCAGCAATAATAAATTGAACTGTAGCACCAGCCAAGTCTGGCCATTGATCAGATGTTAAATCAATAGATCTTCCTTCAGCAGCAAAATAATCATCAATAAGCCTTAATTCTATAGGCTCTGTTATGTCAGTAGGAACAGGACTTTGCTGTGTTATAATAGACACTCCTCCTGCTCCAGCCCTACTACTAACTCTAACATCTATATATTCTAACTCTTCTGGATTAACAGCTATAAAACCAATTAATTCTGTACCAGATTTAAATTTTATTCCGCCACGAAAGTTCTGTGGGTAAGCGGAATATGTCCAAAGATAATTGCCGTTACCTATTTCAACAAAACCTAAATTAATTGGAACGGTTAAGTCTGTGCCATTAATATCAACTAGCGTAGCGCTTAAATTAGTTAGTCCTATATATCTTTTCCCTAAGTCTAGGGAAATGCTCATTTGATATGACATTTAAATCCTTTCAATCTTTTGTCTATGCCCAGATACAATTTGCGAGGGAGTAATAGACAAAGGAGACTCATAAGGATCATATGGATCTTCTGAACCACGATAATTATTTAATTTAATTTCTTCTGCTCTTTCTCCAGTAAAATTATCGTTCTCATCAGTATAATATTGACCAGTTGCTGGATCTATTAATACTTCTCCGTGATCACCATTTAATCCAGACAAAGTAGTGCATTGACCAGTAGAAAACATCAATGGATCTATAGATGTTGGATCTGAATTCCACTCAGCTTGAATAACTTCTTGAGTAATAGGAGGAAGATTTTTTAATGCAAAGAAAAGGTCAAGCCATTGTTCATTACTAATAACTAAATTACTACCTTCTTTTACGACATCGCCAACCTGATCATTAAAACCTATTGAGTTTTCACCACAAGGCCCATTCAAAAACATAATTTTTTCTTTGTCTTCGGTAGTTAAATTATTTGGATCGTATATACCAACCAATGGAATATAATCGCCCTGATTATACATTTGGCTTGGATCATCTATGGAAAAATACTTTTCTGGATTTGTTTCTTTGCCCCTAAAATATGTTGAACATGCATCTCCAACATATTCACTAGCCTTTTTGCCAAAACTAGACAGATTAGATCTATCTAAATAAAGACCTTTTAGTAAACAAGGGCCAAATCCAAAATTTACAGAACTTAAAGTTCCATTTAAAAGCAAATCTATGCTTAAAGTATTATGATTAATGATTGCAGCGGTTGTTCCGCCGTGATAACTAGCTGTTTGAACACCATTATCTGTAGCTGCTGGCAAAGAACATCTTGGATTACAAATTGTTCCTGCTAAAAGACCTGGCACAAGACCATAATTAAAAGTAATGCTAGGTATTTTTTCATAATTTTCATTTATATAAAAAGACTCTTTTGTGCTAGAAATGATATCTTTTGCAAGCATATAGTAATGATGATAACCATCGTCAACATTACCAGTTCTTGTAAAATTAGGAAATATTGCAACTAAATTTGTTTGTTTAGATAGTTCTACATTATTTGACAGTTTATCTTTAGATTTAGAACATCCGCCATTTTTAAAATGTTGAACATATAATTCGGATACTCTTGGAGAAACTTCATATGGTGGTAATGTACAATTAATATTGTTTGAATGTGGTGCTGGATAAACCTTAGAGTTATAAAAAATACCGCCAATAGAATAAAAGTTTCTAGAATCTTCTATGGTATCCCATAAAGTAGAACTAAAACCGTCTATATTAGCATTATATTCAGAATTTATTTGTGCAGGAAAATTACCACAAGATTGAAATGGTTTACTTAGTGTTTCCGAGTGTGTATCTTTAGAGTTGGGAGAATGAGTTCTATGTGGCAATTGATAAGATCTAAAAAATGTTCTACCAAATCTTCCTAAATTTTTCTTTGAGTAAATCCAATAGCATGTATTACTAAAATCAGATGGGCCGTTAGCATTATTAAGCGGGTCTATAATATCATTTTCTATAATCATCCTTAACTTGCCAGAAACAGTAATAAATATTTTGCCGTTTCTAAAAGTTAACCCATCATACATTTTAATGTCGGCCATTTTTTGTTCCTTATTGGATTAACTTTATTTCTTTATTTTCAAAACTAGTTGAGCAAGTTGAATAAGAATTTGTTTTTCCAAAAACTATATACTCCGTAAGCATCGGAGTTTCTGAAACCTGTACAATACCTTGATTAATTAATATTTCAAAATTAACTTCTTGCTGGTTCATGTTCTTCCCTTACCTGTCTTTTAAGAGCTTGTATTTCTCTTGTATTTAATAATACTTGATTAAGTATTTCAAGGCTTTTATTCTGAGTATTAACTACAGTATCTATTCCTTCTTCTAACTTATTTAAAAACTCTATGTGTCTTTCTTGCATTGGCAATATGACTTTTTCGCCTAGCCACATCCCAGATTTATAAGCACACCATACAAAAAATACTAAAAATGAAAAAGAAACACCAAATCTTTCTACTAAAGTTATAAATGTTTCGCTCATTTTCTATTCTCCGAGTGATTTGTTACGCTAATTAATACACCATTAGAGAACGCCCTTAGTTTTACCAATTTTATCAATTGCGTATAAAAACATACCTACAGCTTGAGCCACCTCTGTATCAGCAGCAGCTTCTGCATAAATATCATCTATATTCATGGTTATGGTATGTTCCGGCTTGTCAGAAAGAATCCAAGTACCATCCTCATTTTTCTTTCCACGCTGAAATATAATTCTAGCCTGAGCGGGGCGAGTTATACCCTCACCAACAAAAGTCATTTGTTTAATGACCCAGTTATTATAAACGATTGCTTCGGATGCTGGAATTTGTACTGGAGTGCTTGCATTAATTAACATTTTAAACCTCTGGTTCTATGGTTGTAATTGATAAAATTTCTTCAATAGTAGAAGCATTTTGTACAGCTCTTCTTTTTGCAGCAAAAATTTTAGAAACATTGCTTCTAAATGCCCCATACTGCAACATAAAAATAGTCATTGACTGAATATCAGGAAATACAATTTCTTGATTATCTAGAGTAATAATTGGTGGTATTGGATAGCCTAAATTCGATGCCTCTTTTGCCATGGCAAAATTTGCCGATAAAAGGGCTACATCTTCTGCGGATATGCCCAAAACGCCCTGTCCAGAATTCCAACCTTGAGCGATGGTTTGGCCCCATTCGTCATCAATTTGAGCCAGTTTTTCCAGCTTTGCTTTTTCAAATGGCCATTGAGAAACAACTTCCTGAGCAGCTTGTTTCTGCTCATCTGTGGCTTCTTCTTTATAATCAATTCTGAAATTCCCATTTCCTAAATCCCCAATTCCATCTATCGGGCATACTTTTGAAATGGATTCAGATAAGGTAGATAAATATATTAACATATCCACACTCCCAACATTTTACTTGCCTCGTTTGCACCAGCAACATTTATAGTTCCTGTTGCACTACCAGAGTATTCAAGCCATGCGATATAATTATAGCCAGTTTGTGGCATAGAACTCATATTGCTATGCCTTTGATGAAACCAAGTCAAAGTTCCGGTGGCATAGCCTTGGCCACTTGAAGTATAAGTTGGTATTCCTGAAGTTGTATTTAAAGCAGCACTTGGATAATAAGCAGAAATGGCCGTTGTTGCATAAGTATTTACAGTTAAGTTGCAAGATACTGAATCTAAAGCAATTCCGGCTACAAATTCTATTTTGTTATTTGAATTATTATTGGCGTATCTCCAAGCTGCTGTAGTATAAGTCCAAGCACCAGTAGTCTCGTAAACATAAATATTCTTGGAAACTCTATTATTAAAATTCCAAACCAATCTTTTGGTTGCAGAATCTTCCGTAGTAGTGGTAGAAGTCGTGCGAATTGTTCCCAAGTATCTTCTAGTTAATGCACCTGTTTTTAAATACACACCGTTGGTCATGGTTAATGATGTGGCCCTCGTTGTATCATTAGTCCACGCTGTTAATTCTAGAGTTAGCGTTCCGGCGTTGTTGTACAAAAAAACATCGTAGTTTCTAGCTGATATAAGAGTTCCTAAAGCCAAAGACCGTTGCGTAAATGTATAAGTAGACCAATTAGTTCCATCATAAAGACTGATACGATCACCATTATATGGTGTGTAATAGATTGTTGTTTTGCTTGTCTGATCAGAAGTGGATACTGGCACTCCGCTTTCTAGTGTAAGTCTGCCAGAAGCAGTATTAGTAACCCAAGAGCCACCAGTCGAATCGGTTAAAGAATTTACGCCAGATATAACTGCTGTTTTATTGTTAATTGCTATAGCCATTAGCCTGTTACCTCAACTGTATCAACTTTTGCTACCCATCTTATTGTTTTTGACGCTTCTCCAGTAACAAGTATTTTTAAACTTCCGTATGCAGTATCTGCTACAGCATCAACAGACCAAGAACTATCTCCACCTATTGTAGTTATAATTATACTGCCAACTAAAGCTGTGGTTCCAGCAGTAGCATTTCTATCAATAACTCCTTCAATCTTCCAACCAGCAGATTCATCATTTGCATCTGTTCTTCTAGCAACTATTAATGCAGAAAATGCATAAGTTGTATCATTAGGTAATGACAAATGATTATATGTGTCTTGCGCCGATCCATCAGAAGTCATTACTGTCTGGGTTCCATTGGTAGTTGAACATCTTAAAGTCACGGTTCTTGATTGTGCATCTCCGGCAGATGAAAATGCTCCACTTGATAAAGCAAACGCACTTCCTGTTAAAGATCTTGTAGTTGCATTTGCTCCAGCAGAAATAAATCCATTAATACTAAAAGATCCATTTGCTTCTAAGGTAGCTATATTAGTTGTTCCGGCATACCATTTAAAATAATTAGTTGTAGTTGGAATAGAAAACCACAAGGTATTCATTTCTATACCAAGTGCATAATCTACTGTTGTAGAGGAAACTTCTGGCCATAGGACTATTTTTGTTCCAGAACTTCTTGTATTGAATGACGGCGCAGCATATCCATTAGCGCCAAAATCTATTCTATTTCCACCAGAACCATCTAGATAAATTTGTCCTCCGCCATCAGATGCATTATTTGCAAGATTTGATACAAATCTTCCAGTATAATCAAAGTAAGAATAAGTGGTAGCTCCAGTAGAATTTCTAAAATCTAATAAGTTGGCAGTTTGTGAGTTTGCCCCAAATATTCCTAATGGTGTTTGACTTGCTGATGTTGCATAAGCTCCGGTATCAATTCCAGAAGTTGCCTGATATTCTAATCCAACAGCACCAGCAAAAGATCCAGCGCCATCATTATATTGGAAATAATATTGAGAACCTCCAGGAGATGAATTGCTACCTTGATCACCTTGACTACCCTGATCTCCTTGATAACCTTGATCGCCCTGAGATCCTTGATCCCCCTGACTGCCTTGAAATCCTTGGGAACCTTGAACGCCTTGAAAACCTTGATATCCTTGAAAACCTCTTAGTCCTTGAATACCTTGATTTCCTTGAAACCCCTGACTACCTTGTGATCCAGTCGCACCTTGATTTCCTTGTGACCCAGTAGAACCTTGACTACCCTGTGATCCAGTTGCGCCTTGATTACCCTGTGATCCAATAGATCCTTGACTACCTTGTGGTCCAGTTGCACCTTGATTTCCTTGTGATCCAGTAGCACCTTGATATCCTTGATACCCTTGTGATCCAGTATTACCTTGATATCCTTGATTGCCTTGTGAACCAGTAGAGCCTGTATTTCCTTGATAGCCTTGGCTACCTTGTACCCCATTATTTCCTTGGTTGCCTTGCGAGCCAGTATTGCCCTGATACCCTTGATTTCCTTGAGGTCCAGTTAACCCCTGATAACCTTGTGACCCATTGTTTCCTTGGTTGCCTTGATAACCTTGTGGGCCAACTTGAGTATATAAAACTTGAGTAGCTGTTAATATAATACTTGGAATTGCTGGGGCAGGAGAAGCAGCAGCTACATATTGTAAAGAAACATCAGTATTAGTTGCTTGCCAAGCTAGTTCTAGATAATCACCAGCATTAAGTTTTAAAACAAAATTAACTGTTCCAATAGCATGACCATCAGTTCCACCATGGCTTTCTACAACACTCCACTTGCTATCAGTATCAGATACATTTGAACCATTCTTTTTAAGCCATATACTAGCGTCTTGTATTTGAACATTAGCATTAACTAACTGTACAGAAAATATAATGCTATAAACACCAGAATAAGCAAATGTTATTCTTGAATTAGATACTACACTAACTCCATTATTATCAGCGTCTGAATTGTTGTAGGTTATAAGATATTCTGTATTTGCTGTAGTTATAAATTGATCTTGTGTAGACCAAAAAGATCCCCAATAACCTAATGCTCCACCAGCACCAGTAGCGCCAGTTGTACCTTGACTTCCCTGACTTCCCTGTGGTCCTGTTATAGAAGCTCCTTGATAACCTTGAAGACCTACACTACCTTGACTTCCTTGACTGCCTTGATAGCCAGAACCTTGATTTCCTTGAAAACCCTGTGAACCTTGGTCACCTTTGCTTAAAACTAACTGCCAATTAGATGGATATGATGGTGGAATATATCCAGCTGCACCAATATAAACTGTCATTACATATAAAGAACCATCATATGTAACTGCTTGACCTACTGAATAGGTAACTCCATTATTATAAGATCCTAAATAATCAAATATTTCTGGGCCTTGTGATCCTTGGAAACCTTGATTGCCTTGATCACCTTGTGAACCTTGTTCACCTTGAAAACCTTGGCTACCTTGATCACCCTGTGAACCTTGTTCACCTTGAAAACCTTGGTTACCTTGGTCACCCTGTGACCCTTGTTCACCTTGGAAACCTTGGTTACCTTGGTCACCCTGTGACCCTTGTTCACCTTGGAAACCTTGGTTACCTTGGTCACCCTGTGACCCTTGTTCACCTTGGAAACCTTGATTGCCTTGATCACCCTGTGACCCTTGTTCCCCTTGAAAACCTTGATTACCTTGGTTACCCTGTGATCCTTGTTGCCCTTGGAAACCTTGGTTACCTTGTGAACCTTGTGAACCTTGTATACCTTGAAAACCTTGATTACCTTGATGCCCCTGTGATCCTTGTTGTCCTTGCAATCCTTGATAACCTTGCGGACCTGTTGCTGGATTAGAAACTAAAGTTGTATGAATATGCGTTTGAGTATTATCACGAAACTCAAAAGTGGCAGAACTATTATTTTGTCTTATATTTACATATATTTTTATTCTCAATCTTTTAGTTAAATCTGGCAAAATTGTAGCAGGAACAACGAGATCTGAAACTACTAATGATTGAGTTGTTAAAATAGCAGAAGCTGATGAAGATGAACCTTGTATAATTAGTGTTTCATTGCTTGTGCCATCTGAATCTACATAATAAATACCATAATGCATAGTCGGCACTTGGCCAGTAGTGCTTGAAAGTGCATATAAATTTAATTCCCAAACACCAGAAGTTATAACTGTTGAAGTTAAAGCGCCAACTTGAGTCGTAAATGTTCCAACCAAATAATTATTTGCTATATTTAAACTACCAGTTGTAATTGTGGTTTGTGTTCCGGCATTTACACTCGTTAATAATTCTCCAGTTTGCGGATATGATCCACCGGTAGTATCAAAAAATAAAACTAAACCGCCACTAACACCGGCGTTTCCTTGAAAACCTTGATTACCCTGTAATCCTTGACTTCCTTGTAAACCTTGGTTGCCTTGATTGCCCTGTGATCCTTGAGTACCTTGAAAACCTTGGTTACCTTGGAATCCTTGATATCCAGAATCGCCCTTATCTCCAGTTCTTGCAAAAGTAAGTAATACTTCATCATCATTAGAAAATGTTCCGCTTCCAGATAAATAAGAAATTGTAACATCAAAAAAACTAGGTTCTTCTTCTGAGGAATTGCTTATAGTATAAAGTGCAAATACTGTAGAGTCATTTTTCTTAGATAATTTAAAATGACCTTTTATAGTGCTTGTTGAAGCAGAGATTGTATTTAAGAATAGCGAAAGATCTATGTTTGCATTATTTGGATTATCATCAATTATAACATGCGTAGCTGATGCAAGAGAAGCGTTATTAAATCTTATATAATTGTCACCTGGGTCGTTGATTGAGTAATTATTTGTGTCTATTTTATATTCAACTGTTACGCCACCAAAGCTACCAGTTGATCCCTGATATCCTTGGCCACCTTGATTTCCTTGAAAACCTTGTTCACCTTGTGAACCTTGTTCCCCTTGGAAACCCTGACTACCTTGATCACCTTGTGATCCCTGTTCCCCTTGAAAACCTTGGTTACCTTGATCACCCTGTGACCCTTGTTCTCCTTGGAAACCTTGGTTACCTTGGTCACCTTGTGACCCTTGTTCGCCTTGAAAACCTTGGTTACCTTGGTCACCTTGTGATCCCTGTTCCCCTTGGAAACCTTGGTTACCTTGATCACCCTGTGACCCTTGTTCACCTTGGAAACCCTGATTACCTTGATCACCTTGTGATCCCTGTTCCCCTTGGAAACCCTGATCACCCTGTGACCCTTGTTCTCCTTGGAAACCTTGGTCACCTTGTGATCCTTGTTCCCCTTGGAAACCTTGATTGCCTTGATCACCCTGTGAACCTTGTTCCCCTTGGAAACCCTGATCACCTTGTGATCCTTGTTCTCCTTGAAAACCCTGATCACCTTGTGATCCTTGTTCCCCTTGAAAACCTTGATTACCCTGTGATCCTTGTTCTCCTTGAAAACCCTGCTCGCCTTGTAATCCTTGATTTCCTAATAAACCTTGATTCCCTTGAAATCCTTGATTACCTTGATTTCCTTGGTTACCTTGAAACCCTTGGTTGCCTTGAAGACCCTGATTACCTTGGTTACCCTGCGACCCTTGAAAACCTTGGTTACCTTGAAATCCTTGTTGTCCTTGAGATCCTTTAATAGGACCAACATTTTGCCAATAAACAGGACTTGATCCTGTATAAACAACACCGTCACCTATTGCAGCGGAACCATTAGATGGATTTGGACATGCTTGAGAAGCAGTTCCTTGTGCTGTTGATGTAAGTAGCCACATATCACCAAGTACAGCACCAGAAGTTTCATTATTAAATATATTTTCCCAAGTATCAGATCCCTGTATGGTAACTCCTGCTCCAGTCTGTCCTTGACTACCTTGAATACCTTGGTTTCCTTGAAATCCTTGATTTCCTTGATAACCTTGTGAACCTTGTATTCCTTGTGAGCCTTGTATTCCTTGGTTACCTTGAAAACCTTGAAATCCTTGATTGCCTTGTTCTCCTTGAGATCCTTGGTTTCCTTGAGATCCTTGAGATCCTTGACTACCTTGAGAACCTTGATTCCCTTGAAAACCTTGGCTACCTTGGTTTCCTTGAAAACCCTGTCTACCTTGAAATCCTTGATTACCTTGAAACCCTTGATTTCCTTGCAACCCTTGAAAACCTTGCGAACCTTGAAAACCTTGATCGCCAACTAAAACAAAAGATACAGAAATTAATTCATTTGCGATTAAAGAAAACCCAGCACTAGATTGAACATGAGAAACATTAAAAGAACCATATGTTCCATTAACTGTAGTAGAAGATGTTATTTTAAATACTGTAAACTTTGAAGGATTTGTTATTGATTGAATAAACAATATTGATTTTGTAGAATTTGTAGAATTGTCAAAAAGACTATATATCTCATGAACTTCATTTCCATTAATATCATAAGCACTTAAACTTAATGTTGTTGCAGAAGATATAGTGAGGTTGTTGAATCTTAACTGAGATGGTGTTGGAACACCGGAGATAGAAGTGCTATATATATATTTAATTGATGGGGCATTTATACCTTGATAGCCTTGATAGCCAAGCTCGCCTGTTATATTAACATCCCATATACTTGCGCTTCCAGTTCCTGTTACATAATCAACATCTACAGTTATTTCATTTGTTACTGGATTTGTAGAAGTTACTTTTCCTTCTAAAAAATCATCATTATTAGTAATGTCAACTATTCTTACTCTTACGCCAGCCCTAAATGATAATATATTAGAAATTACTAATGTTTTTAATCCGATTGTTTTTGTTAATGTTGATAAAGATTCAGAAAAACCAAATGAAAAACCCTGAGAACCTTGAACACCTATAATTCCTTGTTCGCCTTGAAACCCTTGATTTCCTTGATTTCCTTGCGAACCCTGTGAACCCTGCGTTCCTTGATTTCCTTGAAAACCTTGTGAACCAGTAATTACGCCTGGAACAAAATTAGTTCCATCGAACTTAATTACTTGTCCAGAAGCGGGAACTCCTACAAAATCATCTTGATCTTGTATTCTCGATGGTTTTTTGCTGAAATGCATTGTTTATTCCAAGTATTTTGGAGTTATTCCTGTAGTGCATCCATCTATATATGATACACCACAAAAATCTGCTAATTGATTTGCAATCTGATTAGTATTTTGCATCAAATCTGAATAATTTATAGTTATTTTTTTACCATTAAAAGAATTGAATATATTTTGACAAATTTCATGCTGTTTTTCTATGGTATCTGGATTAGCTTGTCTACCAAGTAAAGAAACATATTCTTGATAAGATTTTTCTATATTTCTCATAGACCATATTAAACCAATGTTTAAATCACAATCATTAATTAATTTTGCAAAAACACCTTTTCTTAAAAGATCAAAAGATCTTATTCCCATTTTATTAAAAACGCAGCTTTCTTTTTTTAATTTCCAATATGTAGATGTATTTAATGAAATATAATTTGAAAATTTATCATTAAAACTACCAGTTGGATACCACAATGCATTATCAGATTGTGGACTTTTTTCAGACATACTTATGCCCAAAGAACTAATTATTTTTGATATAACGCTAGTTCCAGATCTATATGTTCCTAAAACTATATAACAATCGTTCATTCTAAATCCTCATTTCTATCATTAAAAAATTTATTAATATCTTTTAGTAAATTACTATTTCCGACATATCTATATATACCCTGTTCTATAGCAAGATCTTTTTGCAATGAAAAATCATTATTATCTAATAAATCAAATCTAGATGCATATTGTCTATCTATTTTATTTCCATGATTAAGATGAAAAACCGGCTGATCTATATAATCAATATCAATATTGTTTTTGGGCAAAGTTAATAAATCGTCAATAAAGTTGTTTTTAAATTTTTTATACTTTATAAATGGTATACTTTTTGTTTCTTCTAAATCTAACCACTTGATTATATTTATTGTGTCTCCTCCGCCAACTATGCATTTATCATATAGAGGGTTATTTAATAATGTTTCTTTTTTGGTTATCCAAGCTATACCTGGATTTCCATAAACAAAGTCTTCTGAAAATAGCGTTTTTTTATAACCATCTTTTCCGCCAGAAACAACGACTTGTTTTGAAATAGAATCGTGTTTAAATGTATAAAATCCATTGTATTTAGTATGATTTCTAGGTAAATAATGAACAGAAGAGAACGGTTGAATAAATAAGTTTTCTTTATTATCAATTTTTTGTTTTGCTTGTTCTATCCAGTCTTCTTCTGAAAAAAGAATATCTCCATCAATAAAAGAAACATATTTTATATCATCCGTTAATTTTTGACAAACATAATTAATAACCCTTTCCTTCTGCCATAATAACTGATCTGTTTGAAATTTTATAGTTCCTGGAAATGGCAAATCAAAACTACCATTTGTAGAAATTTCTATCGGTATAATTATAGCATTATATTTTGATAGATTATTATGACATATATAAAAATTATTTAATAAGGATTTTCTTTTATAATGATTCCAATAATACATTATTATTGCAACATCATTATTTATCATACTTTAACCTTTATATTTGAAGTGTAGTTTTGTAATGATATATTCATAACTTGAGCTTCTTGCAAAGAAATACTTCTGTTAAGAAACACGCTAAAAGGGAAATAAGCTAAGTATCTTGTTTTAATTGAATTTTCTATGTCTTGATGAGTTGAGTATACAACCGCATAATTTTCATTGTCTGGAATAAAGTTATCATCAACAAAAGTAACTCTATCCTCAAGACCAAATCTTTGTAACCAAATTTTATTATCTATAAAATCAATTTTATTTTTTGGTTTATAAGAAATAACTTTACATCCAGCTTGTGCTAATATTAACAAATCTGCTGCGGAAGAACCAATGTATATAATATTATTATTAACTATCAAACTGGCTAAATCTATATAGTCATTATTAAAACTTCTATTTGGAACACCGTCAGGAAACACTATTGGAAATTCTAAAAATTGATGTTCAAGTTTTATATTATCTGTTGCTAAATTAACTTTCGGCCAAAAACAAACAGTATTACAAAATTTTAAAAATTGATTTAATGTTTGAATTATTGAATTTCTATCATGTACTTTTTTAATAAACTTTTTTAAATGCCTTGAAGAGATTAAAAATGGGCCGGTCGTAGTTTCTTCTATATATGAAGTAGTTGAGTATTCTGATGATTTACTTTCTGGCATTGGACCATTACATATTTTTAAAACAGCCAAATCAACTTGATATCTAAGCAACGGTTTCCAAGTTGATAAATTGTTATAAACATGCGGAGATAGCTTTTGAGAATTTTCTACAAAAATAAAGTATTCGTAAGAATCTAGCAAAGATGCTTGCTCTAAAAAACTATAAAAATATGAATTTCTATTTTCTTTTTCAAGAGATACAACTTTTCCGACAAAATCTGTATAATTTACATTGCTTGGAAATAATTTATTTTGAAAGCAAACTAAATTTGTTAAGGGTTTTGTTCCAACTCTAAATTCTGTTGATCTAGCATTACATACTGCCATGTTTTCCTCCTAAAAATATATTATAGGAAGAAATCGGGAATGCAATAAAAAAAGGCAGAGCTTTCGCCCTGCCCTTTTTATTTTTATATAGGTCTTATTAGAAACCGCCCAAGAGTACACGGCGGTTATCGAGAACAGCGAAACCGTGTTCACCAAAACCGTACATACCCATCCTACGCTGACGATGGAAAGTAGGATCTTCAAAGATCTCGATTTCCTGACGAACAGGCATAACGAAGCTGTCACGCTTCTCAAGGTCAAGACCAACGACCAACTCGCTCTTGCCAGACAGAGAGCCAGACAAGGTAGAGGTGTAGTAAAGCTGGTATTCCTGACCAACACCAAGTTCATCAATCTCATGAAGATTTACGCCGAAAACCTGAGATAAACCACCTTCCTGAGAAACAAAAATTTCTCGGCGGGTGAAGTCATCAACTTCGTTAATATCCCAAGTGCGAATATCTTCCATAGCTTCTGGAGATACATACAGATCGGTAAGCTTTCCACGATTAATGGAAGTGCTGTTACCACCAGCATTCCTACGCATCACGGTCTTCATCAAGGCAATAAGCCTCTTGCTGAAGTAACCAGCGGTAGCAACGCTGTCAGTCACAAGAAGGTTCCTACCTTTACCAGCAGCGATGATTACATGCCAACCATCATTATTGTTCTTGCGGGTAAAAGAAGCTTCAAGGGTCTGCATTGCACGACCAACAATATCCCAACGAGCATCACGAAGATACTTAAGGGAGAAGTCGATGGAAGCACCAACTTCATAGGTCTGTACAGTCAGATAATCGCCTTCAACATGGCGTTCTGGAATACGACCTTGGGAAGGAATGGTGTAAGCGATGAAGTCCTTCTCAGAACCTGGAGACAGGAAATCGAGAGGGAATTCAACAGCAGTACCTGGCTGGAAAACAACCTGTTCAAAGATGTTTCCAAGAATATCGCCCTTCAAAACGCCTTGGCGCAAAGGAAGGGTAAGAGCCTTGGCAAGTTCCTTCTGAGCAGCTACAGCAACTTCATAATTGTTGCTACCAGCCTGTTCAGCAAGTTTAACCATTTCTGGAGTTGGGGTCTTCATGGTATTAGTTTCTCCTCTTTATTATACGATTGGAAGGTCAATGAATACTTTTGCATACCCATCAGAATCAACTCCACCAAGGAATTGACCGACCTTTGGAGTTCCAGAGGTCTGAGTATCGGTTAGCAAACCATTAGCTGCCAAATAAGCGGATTCGCCAGCTGCTGGAGAAACCCCAGAAGCGATCTTATCAGTAACAACCCATCCCTTCGTAAGAAGAGGAACTTTTTCGCCAACCAACTGTTCATCTTTGTGCCAGTTGCGATGCTGACGAGTAATGTCGATGGACACTACATCTGCCAAGCAAAGACCAGCTGGAACAAGGCCGGAAGGATTAGATGCCCTAGTTACGGTAGCTACATCATCAGCCAAAGCACCGGAACCGGAAACGCCGAATACCAATACTTCGCCCTTTTCAATTTCGATATTGCAAAGATTGCTAATATCGGTAACAACAATGTTGCGATCTGGTTTAAGAGCCATGAGAATGTTTCTCCTTATTCTTCGTTCTTGCCAAGGTTTTCAGTTTCAACACCAAGATAGGCAGCGATTTGAGAAGCGACTGTCTGAATTGGATCTGCATCATTTGCAGGAACATTCAAAGCAGCTTCTTCCTTAACTTCTGCGTTATCTAAAACTTCTTCAGTTGCGACTACTTCTGCATTGTCCTCTTCTGCCATTACAGTTCTAGGACAAGAGCAAGTCTCTTCTTTTTCCATTTCTGGATTTGGCATCATTTCAGCTGTTTTCTTAAGCATCATGAGTTCTTCATTCAGCTTTTTAGCAGCAGCTTCATATTCAGCCATTTTCATAGAAAGATAATCACTCTGTTTGGCAATAACGCCAGCAAATGACTCATCTTCAAGGTTGTTCATGAATGACACAATGCCTTCTGCTTCTGCCTTGGACATGCCAAGCTTTTCAGAAACAAGAGCAATGCGATCACTCTTTTTCTTCTCTTCTTTCATCTTCTGCAATTCTTCAGTAGCTTTGGTAAGCTCCTGCTGCATAAGATTTGCCTTGGCAACAGCTTCAGAAAGTTCAGTCTCTAGTTTGGCTGTATTTTCAACAGCGACTTCAACCTTCTTTTCCATTTCAGCTGCCTCGGTCTTTTCGACAATCTGTTCAGACATTGAAAAATTCTCCTTAACTTCTGGAGTCTCAAGACTTTCATACCCCAAATCAACTATTTTTGCTTCGGTTTGTAGTATAACGCTATCTGGGTTGGCTGGTTTACGAACTAAGCCCTTTCCAGAAAATATTATATTTCTTAAAACACGGCCTATCTTTTGATTTCCGTAAACACCAGTTCCGCCATATGATCTTAAATACTTTGTTAAAAATGAGGTAGCCTCATTTCTTGCTATAATTCTGGTTTTTTTACCATCAGTCATAGCATAATCAAAGTTGCTAAACAAAGCTTCCATCGACACAAACCAAGTGCCATTAGGGATTTGCGTAATTATATCATTAATCTGCAATTTCTTTTCTTGATTTTCCCATTCTTTATAAATTACAGCAGATGTAACAATATTGTAATTTTCTGGAGGAGTATCAGAAGTTATAGGCGAACCATTTTCATCAACTGGATAACAACCAGTAATGTGACCAATGATAATGTCTTGATTGTGTTCAAGATTAAATGGTTTATCTTCTGGCGTACTTCTAGCTTTCCACATTTCCTCTGCATCAAAAACATCATCGTTCTTATTCCAGCCTGTACTTACCAAAATAGACTTTAAATAAAATAAGTCTTCTTGGTTTTTATTTTCTGCTTTTGCTATTTCAGCTATTGTTTTATTAAACTTGTTATTAATAAATAGCTGTTCATCAACAGATGATTCCGAAGCTACCATATCAAAAGCTATGGAATTACTAGCTTTTACAAATTCGGAAACACCGTCTTCAATTTCTGTCTTGAATGGTTCAATCATAGTGTCACCTCTTTTTAAGAAATACACCAAACCAATTGAGTATTCTTTTATACAATGGAACATAACCGCTTATGCACAAAGAAATTGTATCTATTTGAATTTGAGGTTTGTCTGCAAACTGAGCTAAAAACTCAGATGTATTTTTTGAATCAAAATAAAAATTATCAAAAAATCCATTAACTTTCACTTTTTTTAAATTATTATAATTCAAACTTTTTGGCCAAGCAGCTTCTAAAACATCTGGGTTATTATTATTTATTAATGGTGGCCAAACATCTTGATTAGATGTAACTGCAAAAACAGCAGTTTTCCATGCGTTTAACATTTCTGAATTCCACTTAAAAACAGAAGCATCAAAACCTTGGTTAATTTGTTTTTCAAAAATATTATAAGCCATAGGACTTACTTTAGTGTCTGTGGCATGAACAATTACAAAACAGTCATTTCCGTTTTCATCAAAAATAATTGGTAACGCTTTTCTAAAATTAATACTTTCATAAAAACTTGTACTTCCTGTTTTGTCTACTGTATTTCTATAAATAACTTTATGTATTAAATTATTTTTTTGTAATTCATCTAAAATCCATTTTTTGGAAATCTCTGGGTCTGCCCATAAAACATAAATAATAGGATGGTGTTTAAAGAAAACTCTACATCTATAAATATGCTGAACATTATCTATTAGTTCATGATATCTGCGATGAAGAGTTATCAATATTATCGGTTTTTTGTAATCCGATTGTGTGCATCGCATATACAGAAGCCTGTATTTTTCTAGTTATTTCTGATGTTGGTAAATTGCCAGTTTTTTCTAAATACTTAGCCATACAAGTTTTAAAGAAGTCTTCTACATCAGTAGGTATTTCAAGTTTCTCTTTTAATGAATTAAAAATAAAAGTCTTACTAATTTTTTGATCTGGTTCTGTTTTGCATAATAGAGCAAACTTAATATGTTCAAACTCATTTATTTGTGCAACAGAAAGATCTCTTAGTGTTTTCTTGTTTATACTCTTTAAATAAGCTGGCTGGACTATTTCTGCTATAGTCTTTTGTGTTTGCTCTGCCCAATTAAGCCTATCTATAAAATCAGATGCCATAGCTGGCTTAATCACTTTTCTTTTTCTTGGCAAGCTATCAGTTTTTCCGAGAGGTCTTCCCTGTCCAGATTCACCTTTTGGTTGCTCATCATTTTGATTAGTTGGATTTTGCGCCGGAGCTATAGAAGATGCCGGAGCTTTTATGCCAAAATATTCTGGTGGCAAAATTCCAAGTTGTGTAAATATTTTTTCAACAGCTTCTTTATGCTGCGGACTATGGAAAGGAGATGCCTTTGGAGGTAGCATATCTTGTTTTCTATAATCTCTTTCTCTTCTAAGTCGAACACTTTCAATTTCTGGTATAAGATTAAATCTTTCTTGAACCGCTTCCTCACTAATAAGATCTCTATCGGCAAGTTCAATCAACAATCTCTTTTCTGCTGCTTCATCTGATAAAGTTTGATGGTCAAATACTATTTGGGCTGGTGCTTTAAATCCCATAGCCATTTGAACAAGCTTTACTTCTTTTTCCCAAAATTCAGCAACTACATCACGGCCATATTGAAGTCTTTCTATAAGAGTTCTCAAACTTATATAATTATTTGAAAAGCCAGATCCTCCTGGCAAACCAGTAAGTGATGGCGGAATACCAAGTCCGGCATAAATAGAATTTAAAATAGGCTTATATTTTTCTTCGCCTAAAAAATTAACTAAATCAGTTTTAGTTTCAACAACATCAATTTCTGGACCCCAAATAAGATCCATGCTTCCGCCACCGACATTATTTAATAGCATGTCAGCAAGACGATTAATTGCTTCTTCGGTTGGCAAAATACGATGTTCAAGCGATCCAAGCTTCCAAAGTCTGATATGGCTAATAGCTCCATCTAAAGCTGCTAAATCAGCTAATTTCATTTTTTCCAACATTTGCAAATCTTTTAGCAAAGCATATAACATCGGCTTTGCCCATACTTGCCAATCATCACGCTTGTAGTATAAAGCTACAGTTTTATTTACATCTAACGGAATTAAAAATCCGCCACGAACTGCATAATCATCCATTTCACTAGGTAATGATTTTACAATTTCTTTTTCTATATCGGATTTTGGATTTTTTATTTTTCTAGAAAAACTTTCTGTTAATCTAACGCCAAATCTAAAAGCTTTTGGGCCAATAAATGGAGCTACTTCTTCGCCATAAACCTCTATTGTTGTTGGATTATATATAGTATATTCCCAAGGAACTTGTGACTGTTTTGGTTTTTTAATAAAATTCTTTTTTGTTTCAGCTGCCATACCCTTTTGGATAATGTCTATTTCTTCTGGTTTTAATATGGCGTTTGCTCTTTTAATAATTACATTTCCTGCACGATATAAAAGATTTAGTATTCTTTCAGTTCTTTCTTTACCTCTAATTTTCTTGAACCACTCTTTATAAAACTTTTCTATTTTTTGGTTTGGGTGAACCAAGTCAATTCCTTGGCAAGCAAATTCGCTCATCATATCTACAGTATTGCGAACAATGCCTATTCTTTCATAAGCTTGCATACAGGCCGTCATTATTTCTTTATCACGGACTGGTATTTGTTCATTTGGCCTAAAAAAGTCGTAATCCCTACGATCAAAGCCTTCACGAACAGAAATGTTTGGAGATTCAATGTTTTTATAACTACTTGTACCAACAGTCTTCTTAACTGCTTGGCCATTATTATTGCTCTTAGCAATGGCTTTTTCTTTAGATTCTAAGTTATTTTCTTCCCAAGTAACGAATAAGTCTTTTTTATCGCTCATGTTTATCCTGCTTATTAAATTGTAATTAGATCATAATTGAATTACACCGAATCTCTTCTTATAGCTTCGCCATAATTTCCGCTCTTTTTCAATCCTTGGTTAAACCATTCTGGGGCTATATATAAAGGTTTGCCTGTATTTTTGCCAGATAAAGAATTAGAAAATCCACCAACAGAAACATAATTGTCTTGGACTATAGTTCTTTGTATTTGTCTAGCTGTCATATTAGCCATAAGCAAAGATGAATATCTATCTTTTCTTGTTCTGCTTCCTCTTATCTGATCTTTAAAGTCTGGAGTATCCCATCTATCTCTACCACCAGATGTTAATGTATGAACTATGCTGGCTAATTCATCTTTTAACTCTTCTATTTCCATAACACAATCTTCTAAAGTGTCATATAACTGTATATCTTTGCCACTAGATGTATCGTAAACAATACGCCCTTTATCTCTATCATCTTCAAAAGCTAATCCTATAGATACGCTATCAAAAAATGGGAATAGCAATACTTTATCTTCCATATCTTTTCTAAGACCGTGATTTGCTTCTACGACCCACTTTCCATCTGCAAAATTAACCATATTTAATATATGTTGGCCAGCTTTATCATCAGAATCTTTTCTTTTTTTGATATCTGGATCTATAGTTCTCCAGAACGGAACCTCATTTGGCAAGAGCTTTGACTCGTCATGTAGGGCTTCTTCTACCGAAATACCACCACCTTGACTATCAATGGCAATCTCTCTACATGGAAATAACTTAGCTAAATCCCTTATTTTTCTGGCGCAATAAGAGTAAAAGTTCTGTTCTTTTGTGATTCCTCGCTTTAATCTTTCCCTATGCGCTGCCCTATTAGTTGTCCAGCAATAGACAATCCTTCTCATATTTTGATGTAAAGCCAAAATAATAACAGAAAAGTTATCTCTTTCAGATGCCGGATCAACAGCCATCACATGCTCAATGCCTATCTCGCCCACTAAAGAGGCTGAAAAATTAATATCTGCTAAGGAAGTTCCAGCTTTTCCAACAACGCAAGACTCTATTAAGCTACGCTTGAAAAATCCTTCGGAATCGGTTGCAAATGTTGCACCATATTCAATCATATAATTCGCCTTGGTGCTTGTCGCTTTCGCTGAAGATATCTGCTTCTGATCCATGAATCCTATTGGTAGTAACTCTACTGGTATTCTTACTATTGAGTAATCACGCCAGTTAAAGCCAGCTGGTATTGGTCCTTGGAAAAACTCTTCGAGCTTTTTTGTATCGCCACGACTATTGATGATAGTTCGATAAGAGTTCCAATTCTTATAGAAATGGTTAAAGGAATAGTAAGCTGTTCCTGAGATTATGTTTTGGTTTGCTCTAAGTGTGCGACTTTCTTCTTTTTCATTATCTTCTGACCATAATCCTAATTGTTTCATTAACCTGATTCTTGCTTGATCTTTAACTGATTGAGCAGGAGAAGCTGCCACCGAAGAGAAGCCTCTCACAACATTTTGGTAAATTTCTTCTTTGATAGAAGCAAATTCGTCAGCAATTGTATAGTTTGCTCTTTGACCACGAATCTTGTCGCCATTACCGAGAGGAAGCGCAAATCCAACACTATCGCCAACAATCATGTCAAATCTATCTACAGATCTGCTTGGCCCTTGTTCACGATTATTTTTGCCACGACCAGATCCGCACAAATCTCTATAAATATTACCGCTAACCCAAAGATTTTCCATATATTCAAAAATAACTTTTGCCTGTCTAAATGCAGCACCAACTATTGCTATTTTACAACCCTGTGTAAATAAAAGCCTTAACATAGCGTACAAGCCAAGAATAAAAGACTTACCGCTACCACGACCAGCAATAAGCATGGGGAATGGGCGATTCCAAAGTTCTTTTAAAATTAAATGCTGAAAAGGCATTATTTCTATGTCGAATAACAATTTGCATGTAAATGGAAAGTAATCTGGATTTCTCATTATTTTTAATAAATGTACATGCGGATTTTCTTTGTCTGCATGAGTCATTACTTTAAATGGATGAATTGCATCTATGGGCAAGTCTAAAAGAGATTCAATCTGAGAAATGTCAGCACCAGGTCTGATGCCAACTATTTCTTTTTCAGAGAGCATCCAAGCTTTATCTAAAACTTTTTTAAGTTTGTCCATAATGTTCACATACTCTCTTAAATAAACTCGAAGCTACTTCTCGCCCAAATTTTCCTGCAAGAATAATCTTTGTCTTAAATTGTACTTCTATATCTAAAAGTGCTTTTACAATAAACTGCGGAGTTATTTTTATAAACTTGTATTTGCTTGGGGGGATTTGAGTAGATTGAGGAAACTTGTAAATGTCTTCCATCGTAAATTCTAAAATAACAAATGGAAGCTCAAAGCTCTCAAGTCTTTCTAATTCGCTATGAAATCTTTTTTGTGTGATGTTCATAGAGAATTCACTAAGATCTCCCTTCCTCTCTATCACAAATTTATCTTCAAAACCTTCTAATGAGTAATCGCCAGTTTTTAATGTGGCGATAGTCATTCCTTCACATGAAGGACTTGGATTGAATTCCCACCCAAGTTGTTCTCTAGTGTCTTTTATTACCTTATATTTTTTGTTGTTCATAAAGTTTATAGTCAGAAAGAACCATGTCTTTGACTAACTCACTAAAAGTGACGGTGGGAGTCCAACCAGTAACTTCCATAATCTTTGTTGGATTTCCTCTAAGGTGTTTTACTTCAGAAGGTCTAAACAAAGACTGATCTATATCAACATGTTGTTGATAATTATCAATTCCTGCAACAATACATGCTTCTTCAAGGAATTCTTCTACTGAATGAGTAGATCCTGTAGCAACAACATAGTCATCTGGCTTCTCTTGATCGACAATTAGTTTCATTGCCTTAACATAATCAGCTGCATGACCCCAATCTCTTCGTGCTTTTAGATTTCCAAGAGTGATTCTTGGTAATGAAAGACCTCTTTCATAGCAATACATGAACTTTGCTGCCCACAAACTGATTTTTCTAGTGACAAAATTGTGTCCTCTGCGTGGACTTTCATGATTAAACAAAATTCCGCAGCTTGCATGTAGATTATATGAGTTGCGATAGCAGTTTACGAAGTTGTGAGCAGCTACTTTTGCTACTGCATAAGGACTTTCTGGTATGAAAGGCGTATTTTCGTCTTGAGTGCCATCATCTTCGACAGCATTTCCAAATTGTTCGGACGAACTTGCTTGATAAAACCTAGAAAATGGTGCGCTATCACGAAAAGCTTGCAAAACATTGAAGCAACCAACAGCAACTGAGTCAAAAGTCAGCATTGGCTGGTCAAAAGACACCCTAACATGTGATTGTGCAGCTAAATTAAAGATATAATCGGGTTGTTCGGCAGAAATAATATTCAAAACCGAGTGATAATCAGTCACATCTCCATAAACAATACTAAAAAATGATGAGTTTAAGACATTTTTCAGTCTGGATAGGTTGTCAGACGATGTTCTTCGAGTAACACCAACAACTTTGATGTTATTTTGTATCAAATATTCAGCTAAATATGACCCGTCTTGACCTGTAACGCCAAAAATTACTGCTTTCATGCTTCTTCCTTTTGATTTTCTATAGTGTCCGCATTCAAAATAGGCAAATCTGCCGAGCCATCTTCATACACATGGGGCGCTCCTAGCCTATCCATCTCTTTTTCTGATACCTGTCTCATGATTTCCATGTGTCGCCCCATCAATTCCTTGTTCTCTTCCTCTTGTAATTGTCTGATAATAGCTAAAAAGCTCTGTTTTGACGACTCAATTCTTGTTACTCGCTGCTCTCTAGTAGCTTTTAGATCTTTAAGTAGTGCCTGATGCTTCTCTTCAAGCTTGATAAACTCGCCAGACCTTGCCTGTTCGGCCTGTTTTGCCGATTGAATTTGAGCTTCAAGTGATAAAACATGCTCTCTATCGTCTTCAGACATGGCAGATCTGTCTGGAAAGGTCGCCAAAAAGTCATTTTGCATAGAAACTAGTCGGGCGATCTCTTGAGCAGCGCTATATTTTGCCTTTGCGTTCCTATGCATCATGATTTCAAACTTGATTAGCAAAGAAATTTGTGTCTGCTCAGTCACTAGCACATCATCTTTGAACTGCGCCATATACTGAGCGTACTTTTCTTCATAATAAAGCAACTCATTGGGCGAAAGCTCTTCTGTTAGTTGTTGCCAAGCCTTGGTTTTCTTAATGTCTTGGGCGATTTGCTGCTCTTGCTCATTGAGTGAGGCTATTTTTCTATTAGCACGAAGCATTACATCGTTCTGATTAATAACTCTTCGTACTTGAGCCTCGCTCTTATTCATTAGAGTACAAATTTCGGGTATGCCCATAGTTTTAGACAGTTCAATAATTTTGTCACGGTCATGAGCAGTTACTGTTGTTTTTCTAGCCATTTTTGCGCCATTGTGCGAGAATATCTTTTATATGAATTTCCAACTGTTTTTTCTTTGTTTTACTAATAGAAACGCCCGATCTTAACTGTAAATAAGCCTGTCTAAGCTCAACTGGTAATCTTTCATCAATTATTTCTAACATTTCCCTAGTTGCTGCATCATTAAATATGCTCGACTCTTTTTCTATACTACTATCACTTACATTAGAAATATCATAGGGGCGCATTAAGTTTTGCTTTGATGAGTTTCTCTTTTTCCAAGCTTTATATTTATTACAATATTCCCCGTCACCATGATGCCCCTGTTCATGACATATTTTACACGGCGGATCTGATCTATGAAATTTATCTCTTTTAAAATTTATCAAACGATTTTTAATATGTGAATATAAAAAATTTTCTAATGGGCGACTTTCATCGTATCTAGCCATTGCTTCAAGGCCAAATATTCTTGCTTCCTGCTTTATGTCATCAATATCAAAATAACCAAAGGAAAATCCTTTTCCTAAAACAATAACTATTTTATCTATGATTTCTATTATTTCTTCTACGGTATATTTTTTACTTTTCAAGTTGAATGTTTTTTTGGATGATTTCTTCGGCATTGGTAGGATCGTTTTCGCAGATTTCTGCTTTTGTTTTTTCCGTAAGTTCTTCTTGTGCTTTAGCACTTATGATTGTTACAATATTTTCATCCGTCATTAAACTTTCTCCTGAGAAAAAATGGCCAGAGTTAAGTGGACTGAATCAATGTTGAAGTTTGTTCGTGAGAACTGCCACTACATGACAGACAATCAACTTGCTCTTGCACTATCATCTATCATTGGTGTTCGTGTGTCAAGTCATAGTGTCAGAAACCTAAGAGAAGAAAAGGGTTATACAAAATGGAAACGGTCTTCAACCAAAGATCCCCCCACCTCTTAATAGTAGACAACTTCTACAAAGATCCAGACTCAATAGTACATTTAGCAGAACAACAGGAGTATAAGCCTCAGTTAAAGTATTATAAGGGCGTTAGGACTGAGGAGAGGTTTTTATTTCCATATGTAAGAGAGGAATTCCAAAGACTGCTTCGTTTGGAAATTACAGACTGGTTAAATCAACCTATGAATGGAATTTTTCAGAAGACCAGTAAAGATGACCCTCTTGTATGGCATAGTGATAGTCAAGATTATGCTGCTGCTATTTATTTAACTAAAGATGCGCCCGTATCTATGGGAACATCTTTTTGGAGAGATACAAAGTTTGGCTGTCGTAGACCACCAAGCCATCCCTTGGAGGGCAAAGCAATAGCTGACGCTGAAGTGTATACCGAGTACAATCTCTTGCATAAAGACAATTGGCAGTTAGTTGATAAAGTAGGGGCCGTATATAATAGACTAGCCATTTGGGATGCAAAGCTGATTCACTCAGCTAGTGAGTATGGTTCAATGGATCGTTTGGTACAACTTTTTTTCTTTAGCACAAAAAGGTAGGGCGAGCTATGCGAGTCTTTTGGCAATTCTGGAATCCTTATTTCAATTCTGAAACATGTCAGCGTGTAATTGATCAAGCTCTTAAGATTCCTCCTCAAGAAGCAAGTGTTTATGGTGGGGCGAAAGACGCTAGAAAATCAAATGTGCGATGGCTAAATCGTGGCGATGAAAGCTGGAAATGGCTTTTTGATCATGTTGAGAACATATTCCGAAGGGCCAACAACGCTTTCGGATTCGATCTTAACTACTTCCATGAGATTCAGTTTACTGAATATCATTCGGAATATAATGGCTTTTACAATTGGCACGAAGATCTATTGTGGCGACCACAATGTAACAGCATTATGCATAGAAAGCTGTCGTTTGTAATGCAATTGACAGATCCTAATGAATATACTGGGGGCGATTTGGAATTTGATATC